TTTACACCCCGTTGGGGTCGGCGTGCCGTTCTTTTGCACTCTTACTGGCATGACATGAATTGCAAAGGGGCTGTAGGTTGTCGAAGTCCCAGAAGTCGCCGCCTAGTCGTACTGGCTTTATGTGGTCCACCATCTGCGCCTCTGTGATTAGCCCAACAGCTTCGCATGTAGTGCAAAGCGGGTTAGTTTGCAGCACAATTTCGCGCACGTTTCTCCATTGTTTAGTATTATACCTTGGCTCTATGTAGGCGCCCTTGGTGTATTCTAAACGCCTGCGCTGGCTCTGTTTGCTCTTGTTTATTGTCGGCATAGTTAAAAGCTTATGTCTTCTGTGTATTGAGTAAGTTGCCCTTCAAATTTAACAGGGATTACACAACATTCGCCGTTCCTGTTTTTACCTATGATTAGCTCAGCGTCTTCTATTGGTGGCTTGTCTTGACTGTAATAGGCGGGGCGAAATGGGAACAGCACTACGTCTGCGTCCTGCTCAATAGCGCCAGACTCTCTAAGGTCGCTAAGTAGTGGGCGCTTGTCTTGTCGTGTCTCTGAGGCCCTGCTAAGCTGTGCTAACACTATAACGGTAAGCCCTAGCTCTTTAGCCAATAGCTTTAGGTTTCTGCTTATTTCTGCTATTTCCTGCTCTCTGTTCTGCTTGGTGCCCTTTACTAGCTGTATGTAGTCTATAACCAGTAAGTCTAGCCCGTGCTTTGCTTTGTGCAGCTTAACCTTTGCTTTAATGTCGTTAATAGAAGTCTCTGGGTCGTCGTCAATAAAAAAGTTAATAGTCTGGCTATTTGCTACATTGCACAGCTTAAGCACGTCATGCTCTTTAAGGTTTCCGTTTCTCACTTTGTAGTTAGGTATTTGCCCTATGAGGCTTATATAACGCTTAGCCAGTTGCTCGTTAGACATTTCTAAAGACAAAAATAACGCCTTGCCTCCAACGCTTGCAAAGTCTTTTGTAAGGCTCAAAGCTATTGCTGTTTTACCCATTGCTGGGCGTCCTGCAATTACGATTAAGTCGCCGTTGTTATAGCCTCCTATATACTTGTCTAGAAACTGCCAGCCAGTAGGTTTGCCCGTCAGTTTTTTGCCGTGTTTTATGTTCTCAGTAATTAAGTCTACCACTCTATTTGTTTCGTTAATAATGCTCTTAGGCTCTTTGCTTACGCTAAACTCTGCGCTGTCTATTAACTGCTGTACTTCTGTTAAAAGTTGCTTTAGTTCTTTTTTGTAATTTACCCCTTGTAAGTCCTTAACAAACTTTTCGTGTAGGTATTCGTATTGGAGATTTGCCAAATAAGGGCCTAAATTTGACTTATAAGCTACTTTCTGCTGTATAGTGAGGGTAGACATTAACTCGTCCCTTTTTAGTTCCTTAGAGAGCCTCATTACTTCGAAGGGTTCGTTTTGAAGGTAAAAAGACGTCATAAGGTTTATAAGCTTACGGTGCAAAGGCAAGGTAAACCACTGGGGCTTAATGCGCGGCAGGTGGTGGTGAAACTCTGGGTAAAAGAGTAACTGGCCTATAATGTGCTCTTCGTTAATCATTGTCGAGGGTTGCTTTTAGTTTTATGGTGGTTTGTTGTGTAGTGGTTGCTGCTGTTTTCCAAGTTCTAACGGCTGCCTTCCAGTCTCGCATTTTGTTTTTACCAATTAGCCAGCCTTTAGCTTCGTAGAACGCCAGCCACTTCTCGCTTAAGTCGTCCATGCCTTGCTCTTGCATGTAGGCTGCTACTTGGGCTTGGCTAGGCACTTGAAAGCCCTTTTCTTTTATATTTTCTTTTATTATAACATTAACATTATCATTTACAATAACATTATCAGCTTTTTTGGGTTTTAAAAAAAAGGCTTGGGTTTTTTGGGTTTCTTCTAAAAAGGGTTGGGTTTTTGGCCGTCCCCCTTTTTTGCCGTTCTCTTTTTGCTTTTCTATGTAGTTTTCGTACTTGCGTAAATCCCGCTTTAATTGCGTTTTAATTGACTCAAAAGCAACCTCTATAAGTAAGTCTTCAGTCTCTGGGTTTAAGTCGTTTACGTAGCTAAAAATATGCTTAATTAACTTGCCCGCTTTGTCGTCTGGTAACTTACTAAAAAGGCCGTGCTGGTCGCAGTACAAAATAAACGACTTTTTGTCTTTAGCCATGGCTTGCGCTTCTCTCGGTTTTTTGTATTAGCTGGGCGTGGTAAAACTCGAAGCCCTTGTTAAACCAGTTCTGATGCTCTCGCTTTTCAGCGTCTATACATTCATTTTTAAGCTTAACGACGGCTGTTAAAAGCTGGTCCTCGCTTAATTGTTTACGGCCATAAGCCATAAGTAACTCTAACACTTTTATAGTGTAGTTTTCGACTGGGGTGGTGTTTGGTTCCATAATAAAAATTTGGTTATTAGTTCGTTTTTCCTAGTTGGGTTTGAATAAAAAATGTCATAGTATTTATTGGCTACTCTGTTATTTAAATTTAAGCGCTCGCCAATTTGTCTAAATGTATAGCCAAAGTCTTCGCGTAGAATGACTACGGCCCAAAGCAGCTCACTGGGTGCCCTTTCCTTATAGCCTGTTAAATTGCTCATGTGTAATTTATTCGGCAGTTTGGGCAGTGGTTCTCTTGAAGTCTTGGCCTCCAGCATATACGGCGGCTCTGACCGCATTTTGGGCAAGGCAGTAGCTCTACGGTTTCTATTGAGTCAAAAACGCCCTGCCAGTATTCGTGCCCCTCTGGCGTTTCGTCCCACTTAAAAGAGTCTAAAAGCATGTCTTTTAAAGTTTCGAAATGTCTATACCTGTGATGGCTTTGAATATTCCGCATAAAAGAGTCAGCCATGGGCAGCCTTTGCGCTTTGGTTTGTAGCTTTTCTTTAATTCTAATGTCCTGTATTTTCATTCCTTTATTGCATAAGTTACCTCGATGCCAAAAGCGTTATGCCCCAGCGTTGTTTCTTTAAAAGCCTTTTTCATAACCTTAACCCAATCGGCTTGGGGTAGTGAAATGCCGTTTATAAACTCCTGTATTTCGGTGCTGTTAAAGCTTTTGTCTGTGTGTTCTATTTCGACTGTAATTATAAAAGTTTTCATTGCTTTAAATGCTGAATTACTGCGTTATACATTCTGGTTTCCTGTTTGTAGCCTAGCTCTAAAAACTCGCTGTAACGCTTTGAGCCGTGTATAGCTGTGCTGTGGTGCCTGCCTAGCAAGTCGGACATAATAACCCAGTTAAAATTACATTCGTAGCGGCCCACATAGAAAAATAACTGTCTAGCTATTACAGTATTTCGGTTTCTGGTTTCACCCATTAACTCGCCCGCTGTCGTATTAGTCACTTGGCAAACGGTCAAAAGCACTTTGTGCGGCTGTGAAATATTGCCAGTATTAACTACCAGCTTAGGGTAGTTTAGCTCTTTTTTAAGCGTTTCTACCTCTTTATTATGCTTGGCTACCATTTTATTAATTTGCGTCTCTAGGTGCGCTATTTTGCGCCTGCATTGGCCATATAGTACCAAGTAGTCTGGCTCGTTATTTACCGCTTGCAATTTTAGCCTCCTTTCTTTTCTTAGCCATGTGGCGGCGCTTCTGCTCTCTAACCCTGCGGCCAAACTCGCCAGCGTTCCAAACGTCAGTTTTTAACTGCTCTACCTCTTGAATGTGACTAAAACGCGCGTCTGTAAGTTCGTTGTTGAGTTCCCCAGCAATGCGGGCCCAAGTTTTTTGGGTGTCTTCTAGCTGCCTAATTTTGTTGTTTTGCTCTAAGTTTTCTAGCTGCAAAGCTGCGGCTCTTTTAACGCTGTGCTTGTGTAGCTTTTCAACGCGTTTAACTTTCTGTGTTAGTTCGTAAATGGTGCCAATTGAAACAACGGCAGCGAGGCTTAATGCGGTGTAAAATATGTAAATCATGGGTTTAGTTTTCTAAAGGTTTCTAAAGTGTATTTAAAACCCGCGTAGCTCTTCTCGGCGTGCGGGCCTTGTCTAAATATGTTATTATAATAACGGTGTCCGTCTATTGGGCCGCCTGCGCTGTTGTAGGCTTTAATAATAGTGTCGGCCTCCTCTTGAAGCCTACGCTCAGCTAAAATAATGGCCATGCGTAAGGCTTGGCTTGGCTGTCTGTGTAAACCGTGGCGCGTCTCAAAGTTATTGTTGTCTTCGAGGCCCAGTAAGTCTAAAATTAAATTTTCTATTGGTGTATTCATGGTTCGTTATTAAAGTATTCGTTTAGTGTAGCTTCTGAGTATCCAGCTGCAAGTAGCAGGGCTCTTATAATTTCCATGTGTTCGTGAATGTCTACGGGCTTAGCCGTTTCTACGGTAAAAACCCAGCCGTCAAAACACATTGTAATTTTAAAGTCTTCTGGTCTCATTTGTCGGCCCTCCCTTTGTACATTCTGCGCTTGTAAAGCATTTGTGTAAACTCGTCAAACTCTGGTATAAATTGGTCCCGCTCGAAATGGTAAGGTGTAGCCTCTGGCGTTTCCTGTTTAGACTTTCTTAACGACTTTTTAAGTAAGTGAGCGCAATAGGCCACCGCAATAGTGACAGGCGCTAAAATGATTGGGTAAATTATGTCTAAGCTCATGTTTTTATTTGTCAAATTTATTAGCCACTCCATTCCAATACATTAAACCCTTAATGCCACTGCGCCAATGAAAAGAACCAGTTACAAAATATTTAAAATTTTTGTATTGCTTATTTGCTAATTCATCAAAGGTTTCCCCTTTTGCATTTAACTCCATTAAAAAATTTAATTTTTCCTCTGGTGTCAGCATTTTAATAAAGTCAGCGCCAGTTAATTTAGAAATTTCGTTGTTTGTTAGTGTTGTGTTTTTCATAGTGTTTGTGTTTTGTGTATGCAATTATACGCACATAGTTTGCACACTACCAAATAAATTATAAAAAAAAGTAAAAAAAGTTTACAAAAAAGAAAAGCCCCCAGTAAAACCGAGGGCTAACCTATGAAGAACAGAACACCGACTAACCAAGTCGAGGCGCAAATATAAGTTATTTCTTTTCTATGGCCTCGTTTATAGCCCGCATAAGCCTTATGCTCTTAGGCTCGGCTTTCTCCCAGCGGGTTAACACCTCGCGCTCTATGCCTACCTCTCTACAAATTTGCGCTAAGCTGGTGCCCTTGTCTACGCATTGCTTGCGCCAGTGTTTAACTAAATTCTCATTTGTCATATTGCAAATATAACAACGAAAGCCGTATTTTTGTAAACATGAAGCCAGAGCATATTTTAAGCAAGTCTCGCCTAGACTTAATAAATAAGGCGCCCTCACTGTATAAGCGCAAATATATAGACGGGGTAGACGACAGTACAGAAACGCCAGCGCTATTGCTTGGCAAAGCTGTACACTGTAGAATTTTAGAGCCTGCCGAGTTCGGTAAGCGTTTCACTATTGCCCCCAGTATTGACAGGCGCACTAAAGAGGGTAAAGCCCTCTGGGAAAGTTTCAGCGAACAGGCGCAGGGCCTAAGCGTTTTAACCAAAGAGCAAGACGAAATAATAGAAGGTATTAACGCCTCTGTTATGCGACACCCAGCAGCCAGTTATTTACTGCGCCTCAAAGGGGTAAGCGAAGTAATGGTTAACTGGACCGACGAAGTAAGTGGCTTGCCTTGCCGTGGCATTTTTGACAGGCTTACTACTGGCTCTATTATAATAGACTTAAAAACAACAGACGACGCCAGCCCCAAAGGCTTTGCTAGAAGCTGTCATAAGTACCGCTACAATGTGCAGGCCGCCTTTTATATGGACGGCTTCGAGAGGGCCTATAATGAGCTTTGCGAGGGTTTCTTTTTTATTGCAGTTGAGAAAGCCCCGCCGCATTTAGTAGCCGTATATTATTTAAACGCTGAAGACATACAGCGAGGCCGTGACGCTTACCGTCAAAACATAGAAGCCTTTGAGGCCTGCCTTAATATTGACGAATGGCAAGGCTACGGCGACACAGTACAGGAATTAACACTATTTAACCATGGAAAATAAAACAGAACTAACCGAAACAGCCGCACCACTTAGCAGCTTCGAAATGGCCCAGAGACAAGCTAAAGCCCTTAGCGCTTCAGACTTGGTGCCACAACAGTACAAAAACAACGTAGCTAATACGCTGGTAGCCCTAGAAATTGCGAACCGAATAGGCGCTAGCCCGCTTATGGTTATGCAAAACTTAAATATAATACATGGCCGCCCTAGCTGGGGCTCGTCGTTTATTATAGCAGCTATTAACGGCTCGGGCAAATTTACCGCCCTGCGCTTTGTTGGTGACTTGTCTAAGGGTATTAAAGCTGTCTGTCAAGAGAAGGCCACAGGCGAGCTGCTAGAGGGCCCTACCGTGACTATGGACATGGCTAAGGCAGAAGGCTGGCTAGACAAAGCGGGCAGCAAGTGGAAAACTATGCCCGAACTCATGATGAGGTACAGAGCCGCTGCGTTTTTTGGTAGGCTTTATGCCCCAGAGATTACTATGGGCATGCACAGCACAGAGGAGGTCGTAGACATTCAGCACGAAGAGCCCAAAGCCGTTGCAGCTATTAACGAAGCTATTAAAAAGTAATGCAGTTTAACTCTGACTTTCGTTACGACTTAATTATAGGCCAACTAGCAGAGCATGAGCTGGCTAATATTTTGACAAATAAACGCATAGAAGTTAAGAGCGACAAGGCAGCACATAGAACAGGAAATGTCTTTGTAGAATACGCCAGCCGAGGCAAACCGTCTGGGCTGGCTACTACGCAAGCAGACTATTACTGTTTTGAAGTTAAAGAAACTTTCGTTTTAATAAGCGTTATAAAGCTAAAGCTAATATGCCGCAAGTATTTTAAAACAGAGAGAGACATAACAGGCGGCGACGAAAACACTAGCAAGGGTATACTGTTGCCAGTGCTCGACATGTTAGCCGAGGCTCTGTAATAAGTCCTTAGTTTCAATAAGCGTATAAGTGAAGCGGTTGCCGTGAATGGTGGCCGCTTTTTTTGCTATTAGCATAAACTCGTTAAAATCTGCGACGCGCTTAAATACGGTGCACCCGTGACTCCAGTCATCAACTCTAACCGAGTCGGCCCCAGCTTTGTGTATGTTAATACCAAAAATACCAGTTTCTTTTTTGTCCTCTTGGTAGACGCCGTCGTTACTAAAGTCTCTGTAAACGGTAACGGGTCCGCATTGCTTAAGCGCTTCGTATTTGCCTTGGTGTAAGCCGACATGGTGCGAGCCCCTATATTGGTTAGGAACTAAGCGAGCTGTGCCCTTGCCGTTGTCAACTGTACAGGGCCAAGTCTTTACAACCCATACGCCGTCCTTTTTAAAGGCCACAGTAATAAAGTCGTCAAAAGCGTTAGTAACTTTATTGCCTGTAGCAGAGTTGCGAATACCTATAATATTTAGGTTATAGTCGCCTTGCTCAAAAAACAAATATTTCTTAGCCTCTAGGCTAAGTTTTAACTGTAAATGTGTTGGTGTCATATTATACAAATATAAATAAAAGCAAAGCAACTGCTAGGCCCGTAGTAATACGCTTAAGTTTCTTATAGCGCTCGTCGCGCTTCTGCAACTCGTCTAATAGCTTAGACTGGATTTTGTCCTGTTGGGCTATAACCTCGGCGTCTATTTTGCGGTATTCGATACACAGGGCCAAGTCTTCGCGAGCCTGTGCGCCCTTCAGTAGGTAGTAATTATTTTCCGCTACTGTCGAGCTGTCTGTGCATTGCGAGTAAGCGCAGGGTTGTAGCGCAGCTAGTGTCACCAGCAAGGCTAATATAGAGCGTGTCATATTTTTGTCTTATAACTATTTGTGTGTCGTGCAATGCTTTGTATTTAAGCCTAATCTGGTAGAGCGTGTCTAAGTCTTTTTCTACTACTCTAATAGCTGGGCCGTGTACTATGCGCTCTGTCTTTGGCACGGCAAATTCTAGGTAAGCCATCCCGCAGAACACCAGCAAAGCAACCAGTAAAATAGTAAGCTTACTCTTGCTCATTCTTTTTGCCGCTGAACTTGTCGACAGAAGTAAAGCCGAGGGTTAAAATTGTAACCCACTCAACAGCGGCTACCAATTCCGCACTGGGTGCAATTTCCTGCGGGCTCATTGAGTTGTGTGCCATGGTTCCAAACAGAACAAATGCGCCGATGATTCCAACAAATCGCTTGCTTGAAAGTTGGCCGTTATCGCCTTTGAATATTTCGAGTATTTTTTTTATCATCGTCCTTGACCTCTGTATTTTTTGAGTGGTTTGTTATTTTTTGAATGTACGCCCTTGTTTTTACGCTTTGGCTTTGGTTGCCATTTACCTACGGATGCGCTCGCCTTTGCCATTACTTATAAATATATAAACGGAACCAGTTAAAATCTTCAGTACCTCCATTCTTTTGGTACTCCAAAAAAGCGTCGAAGATAGGCCCTGCATTTTTACCCTCGTCCACAACCATAGCCGTGTCAATTCCTGCAATAATCATTTTTGCAACAAACACCTCCTGCACTTTCTCCAATGCCTCAACCTTTACCTCTGCCTGCACAACAGCCTCCTTGAGTTCAGCCTTTTCCGCTACTTTTTCCTCAACCAATGCCTCGCTAACTTCGTGAGCTGCGTGAGTGGCCTGCCCAACTGCCTGCGTTTGCTGTTGAATCTTTTTCAAAAGTGCGTCCATTTCATTGGTAGGCTCTGGCTTCACCGCCCAAGATTCGGTGAACAAAAAGCCGCAAAGGAAAAGAAAAGAAAAAATGTATAGCAGTCTCATGTCGTTAAAGTTTCTTCATTGAGTTAATGATTCTCAATTCGGTTATGGCTGCTGACAATGCAGAATCTGCCGTCTTCAAAGCTCTGTACGCTTGTTTCTGCTCTGCTCGTAGGACTGCCATCTCTTTTCTGCATTCATCAATTTGCTCTTGATTGCCCGAACGCAAATCCATATACAAATAAGAAACAGCCAACAGCATACAAAAAGCCACGGCAGCAACTGGGTTCTTACGAAATTGGTCAAAATTAACGGGTAGACCATTGGGGATTTTTTTAGGCGTTGACATCGGTAGTTATGCAATAAGGTGAATCGGGATAAAATTGACAAAATCTTTGTGTGTACATTTCTTCACACCCACTAAAAGTATGAACGCCTATCGGATTTGGGAACACCTCTTTAGTTGCAAATGATTCCAACGGCTCATCGTTCCAAAGGATGTCAACGGCATACAACGGGGAAAGGTCGGTGCAGTTACCTTCGTTGTCTGTTGCTAAACAGATTTGCCCGATTTCGTGAACGGCACAATTTTGGTAAGTTACTGAACCCTCAACCGTTGTGCTGATTTGGGCTTGGTATGTTAGCCATTCGGCTAATGATTGGAA